ATAGTAATGCTCATTTGAACTATTGAAAAAGTCATCACTAAAAGTAAGCCCATATTTGACTCCAATTGCTTGTATGATTTTATCAATCCTAATAGCGTATTTTAAATCACTCCAAAGAACTCCGTGTTCGTGACCGCTACCATTTTGATAATATAAATTACCACTTAACAAATCATCGTGTGCGTGACCAGAACTACTATCGTAAAACAACCTCTTTGTGTGAGAAATTAAAGGTACAACAACATCATTTGTTGTAGGGTCAAATGTCAAAGCACTTCTTACCGATGTAAAACTATATTCTTGGTCGTAGTCAGTTAAGTCCAAAGATTGTAACTTGTCATCTCCTAATAGGTCTTTTAAGGTAACTGTACTACCAAAGAATGTAATTCTATATGTGTGAGGTTTATTGTCCTTTAAATCGACTCCCTCAAGTTTAATTTTACCATCTCTAAAAGGTAAACTGTCAAGCTCTATATTTGAGTTCTTTTTTATTCTTGCATCAAATCCATTTACAATATCAAAATTATAATAGTGTTTAAATATCTTGTTGTTTATTTTGGTTGCGGGTAAGCTGAACGTCCTTGAAAATGCAGTAAATATTTTATCAATTTTTTTAACATTCTGAATTGTGTCTGTTATAGAAACAGTTTCATCGTCAAACATATCAACCCTTTGCCCCTCAATATATAATTGTATGTTTTGCATTTACCTTATATTGTTTATTACGTTATAAGAGTTTTCAAATTCAAATGTATACTCAACTAACCTATCATTTAAAGATGTCTTATAAGTGATGTTTGACGTCTTCACGTTGATTGGTAATACTTGTTCCCCAGTTTCAATAATGTTTGTTATCCAAACCTTTTCGGATAGCATCATTTGCTTAAAAACTTCGTTGTATTCTTCACTTAAAAATCCGCTGCTTAAAGTAGTTGATTCTTTTGCTTTAATATTAAAATCTCTATTTGTATGACTGCTTATGTTATATGTTTTATTTGAGTTTAAAATGTTTGCTTTGTAAGTTTCCTTTGAAACATTCATTTTTTCAACTGCCTTTTTGAAGAAGTACATATCTTGCAATGCTCCAAACTTATTTATAAAAGTTACTTTCTTTGGTTGATATTTACACTCTTCAATTACATTTACTTTGATAGTTTCTATTTTACCACCTCCAGAAACTTCTATCTTGTCAACTGCACCGATTGAATAATTATTAAAAAATGACTGTAAGCAAACGCTACTTTCAAAGTCAACACCACCATCTTCTAAAACCCTTTCTTCAAACGTATCCCAATTTACAGTATCTCCATAAATAGAAACGTATTTAATTTGGTTGCTACTATCTTGGTCGTAGCTAAATTTTTCAGATGCTATTATTTCTCCATCTTTGTAAAATACAACTGTTGGAGAATTTAAACCAGTATAAATTGGTATTCTAAAAGTGTTATCTTCTAAAACAAACAATTCCCTATTGGTAATCATTGCGTTGCTTTCGTCAGCTGTTTGCTCTTCGTAATAGTTATAACCATCAAATGCGATAATTGTTTCTCCGTCATCAGCAATCTCGTTATCATTTACATCATAGGCAAAAGTTTCTACCTTAACCCAAACCGCTTGACCAGTATAATCTCCATCAAATATAATATCTAACTCATCCCTTACCAATTCTGCTACTTCAAAATATACAGTTTCTTGACCAGATAAAACCGACTTTCTAATCTCGTAAGTTGGTGTTGATGGTGCAGCACTTGAATTGCCAGTATATACATAAAGTTTTAATATAGCGTATGAAATACCAACCTCGTTAATATTAAACCAGTACGGACTCCTTGTGTTTATTCTTGCCATTATCTTTTTGCTTTGTTATTTATTGTATTTTTCATAAAAGTTTCAATATCTAATTTAAACGGTTCAAGTAAATCTTTACTTAATCCTTTGAATGCTTTCTCAAATGGTTTTGTAAAGAATAAACTCGGTGCAATACCTTTTTGATAAATACTTCTACTGATTAAAAATGCTGTGCTTTTATAACTTAAAAACCTACCGCTTTTTCTATCCCTAAATTGAAACCTTTTTCTTTGTACCCATTTATTAATCCCCTCCGTTAAACCACCTTTTCGACCAGTACCACTTCCAAACCTAAATGGACTGTTTGGAGCTTTTGCACTTGAGCTTTTACCTTTTACACCCTTGTCTTGAAACGTTCCGTATTCTTCCATTAAGAAAGATAATTCAAAGCTATTTTTAGAAACCTTAAAATTTGAATCAATACTTTTTGACAGTTTTCCAGTACTATCTTTTCCTTGCCTTTTTAGATTTGCTCTGGATTCTTTTACAACGTATTCAGCAAATTGTTTTAGCTCTTGCTCAAGATTATCTAACATATTTCAATTTCATTTGGAATCAATACATCAAACGTTAATGCCCAACCAGCCATCTCATTTTCAAACCTATCGTAAAATGGTTCTAAATTAGGTGTGCCATCTAACTGGTATAAGTCTTGATGTAATGTACCACCTCTTAAAACTTGAACCAGCTTATTAAGCACCGCCAATTGCGTGTTTAATATATCTTGCTCATTATTATTCCCTCTGAATATATCAATTACTTCTTCTTTTGAAAAGTCAACAACATCCATCGCAAGAACAGATAAATTAAAACGTAATATATTATCTTCATTCCCTACGCTATTAACGATAATATGCGACAAAGGAAACATCGTCTGCTTTGATAAATCTATTCTTGTAATATCTCCAGTTGTAACTGTGTTTACATTTACATCAGATAGCAATGCCTCTTTTATTGTTTCGGTTACTTGATAAAATCCTTTCATTTAAAACTTATTTTTTATTTGTTGTGCTTCCATCTCTGATTTCTCTTTCATAAAAGAAAGCATTGTAAAGCATTGATGCACGTTTAATTTAGTGATATCTTCAAATTTTGTAATATCTCCGTTAGCGAGTCCATAAATTGAGGTGTACCATCCATATCGCTTATTGAAATTAGCTGCTCTTGAATACCCTCCATCTCCGTTCGATTGTTCGAAGAGAGAATCGTATCCCTCGATAACTCTAGACCTAAATTGTAGAAAAAAAAAATTGAACCCATCGCAGCACTCAAAGGCATATTCTTCATTTTATCTGAATCGCTTGTATCGTAATCTTTGATATTATAATTTAATCCTTTACTGTCTTTAATTGGTCTGTAAAGCACATTCATAGCAACGTGAATTTGTTCCCACTTTGAAATGTTATTATCCAAGTCAATATATTCTCCCAGAGTTAATTCGTCAAGGTCTGGAATAAAGCCATACTTTACACCATCCATTTTAAACTGCACAATATGTTGAGGTTTTTGTTCTAACATATTATTTAACACATCAAGAATTGCAGTAACACTACTCATCTTTAAATTGTATGTATCAGCCAAAGAGATTCCACAAAATATCTCAATCATTTTTGCATTAAGAAACTCGCCCTCTTTATTGTTTTCAGCTATGCTTAAAAACTTTTGGTATTGACCAAGTGTAATTTCGTTTAGATTATTTGGTATGGTAATTTCAATCTTCATATATATATAATACTTTTAATTTAATGTTTTATGAAAAAGCCCTTACAATTTTCATATGCTTTTGTTAATAGGAAAAACTGATTGCTATTTCTTGGTCTTGCTATTCTTATTTCTTTGTCGGTTCTGTGGTGTATGTAGCATTCCACAATAGCTATCATCTCTTCATTTCTCATTACCTTATATTGTATTTTCCTTTGTTTGGTGTTTGCAATTGAGATGTAATTGCATATCTCGCTGCATCAATACAATGGTTAAAAGCATCAATTGGCTTGTTGATTGTGTTTCCCTCTCTATCTTTCATCCAAGTATATGATTGCAATTCTTTAATTAGATTCTTGCTTCTGCTTGTAACGTATATTTTATTTTGGTTGATTAAGTTGATACCATACACAATTGAATCCTTTCCTTTTGTACAAGGCAACACCTTGTGCCCAAGTGTTCTTAATTCTGCAATTGATTTTGGTTCTGCTGAATCAGCATATACAACCTCATTTACACCGTGTGCTTTAAATAGCTTTGATATATCTGAATTAAGTAATTTCTTTTGGTATATAACCTCATCAAATATATAAGCATCATTGTACTTGTATAATCTTATATAGGTAGTTTCGTCATTTGAGTAACCAAAATCCATTCCTCCACATAGCAACCTCGCTTCTAATGGTAACTTAATTTCTTGCCATTCTTTTATACATACACCTTCAAGTGAACCAATCTGACCAAGTCCATACACCTTCCACCAGTTGCTCCAATATTCAGATGTCTTTGCTTTCTCCTTTGCTTGTTCTATATCGTCTACAATCGTTTGTGGCAACGCTTCGTTATCCAAATAGGTAAGTGTAATAAAATCTGCATCGGGTTGATTAGCGACCTCCTTATGCGCCCAGAAGTTTGCAGTTGGGTTGAAGTCAATCCATATATCGCCAGAAGTTCTTATTGCTAATTGGTTGTATGCTTCAAATGGAATATTGTTTGCCTCATTACAATACAATACATTTCTTCTTGCACCCCTCAACTTGTCTGGTTGCTCAACTGAAAAGAATTCAATATAAGAACCATTTGTAAACGTATATTTTAAAGAAGACCTATTCCATTGACCATCTCTGTACCTTCCAGTTTCAATCATTATTTTAAGAAAGTCTTTCATTGCTCCCCTTCTTAAATGTGGAATTGATTCAGATACTACGCTTGTTTCTAAATATGGTGTTCTAATACATCTGTCAATAAGAATAGGAAGTATGCCAAATGTTTTACCAGCTGACGTACCTCCTTGAACTACTTTTTTACGCTTTTTAAGAGCGTGTAATTTCTTTATTGCAGAAGTTGTTTGGAACATTCTATAAATCGAATAGAGGTTGTTCAGATGTTATTGAAATGTCTTTTGTTTCTTTTGGCTTACCAGCATAATAGTTGTAGAACATTTGCACATATTTAAAATCTCCTTCTTCAACACCTTTTTCAAGTGCTGCATATGCCTTTGGTTCTAATGGAGATACTCTTCCTTCTCTCTCTCCCT